TTACAGTTTCCCAGGATGCATCCCATTAACCGCCATCTGCCACATAGCCAGTAGCCTGGTTTTATTGGCCTTGATATGTGACTCTGCCAGTTTCCTATTAACCCCCCCACCGGCGAGAGGAAGATTGGCCGAATAGCCAGATGGGCTCTGTATGGTCAGGCCAGAACGACTCATTGCACCCCTATGATTTGTAAGTAAAGTATCATAAATCGGAATTGGTTTTACCCGCGATGTCGGGGGTATAGTCCGCTCAGGTGCTAGAAACACCTCAACGCGGCCTCCGTACCCGATAGACTTGCGTTTTTTGTGGTCATTTTTTGGATATGGCCGAGTGTGGGCGAATACAATACCAGTGATGGGAATAAGCCCGCTTGACGTTGACAAGTTTCTAGCACTCGGCCACCCGAGCCGTTCGGGTATCCTCTAGAAAAGGATCAACAAATGGCTACCTCTCGCGTATCAAACGTTGCCAACCCTCCCAAAGTGTCTATCCATGATGGTAGGGTGGTGACAACTACTGATGACGTCGCTGCCTATTTTGGCAAGCAAGCTCATCACGTTGTGCAAAAAGTAGAATCCCTTGATTGCTCAAAAGATTTTATCATTCGCAACTTTTCGCGGATGATAAAAAACGTAACTCTGGCTAAAGGGGCAATGTGCCAAGTGGTCTACTACGAAATGACCAAAGACGGCTTCGTCTTCCTGGTCATGGGCTTTACAGGCAAAAAGGCCGCCGCGTTCAAAGAGGCCTATATCGCCGAGTTCAACCGCATGGAGAGGCAACTACTCACCCGCCAGCGGGGCGCGTACTCAGCCCCTAAGCCACAGCAGCTCTCCGACGGGGAGATAAAAAAACTGAAATGGCTGATCGACTCCATCGTCAACCAGTTCCGGTTCCGTGCCGCCTGGAATCAGGGCGTCTGGTACGCGCTGCATCAGGCCACCGGTGTGCCATCCCCATATCCCTTTACCGTCGCCGATTTGCCCGCACTGGTAAGGGAGCTTTAACGCATCATGGAAATCGGCCATGAAACCCGCAGCCTGCTCCAGCAGCTGGAAAAGCAGGTACTACAGCAGGTGGTGCGTAACCGTGGCGAACTCCGCCCGGTATTGAACCATATCCAGCATGACCTCCGGCAGCTGAGTCTGTATCTTAGCCAGCCGGCCACGGCTCAATCGGACGCCGCAGCACATCAGCCTCAGCGCCGAAGAGAAACGCCAGCGCATCGACAAGCTACTGGCGCGCCGCAACCACATTGTCCAGCAGGCGGTGAAGCGGATGAATCGGTGGTTTGAGTAGGTCTGATTTTATTAAGTCTATCCATTTGATTATTCGTTAAATTCATTCGCTATCGTGTTTTTTTAGCCTCCTGACATAGATCCTTACGCGGATCTTATGTTATCAGATAGATAATTGGTTATTGTTTTTCTAGACTATTTCATAATTCTTCCATATCTCACGGTTCTTCCCTATTCAGCATTATTACAGACAAAACAATAAACCATCTACAATAATACAATTGTTCGTTTATTATTCGCTGATGTGTCGGTTTTTTAAAACAATAGCTATTGCTATGATTAGAATCATGTTTTTTATATTTAAAGCCAAGTCTATTTTTTATTATTTTCGTATGATTATATTTGTGTGATGTATTTATGATCTGTCTTTGCTGTGGGTCTATACTATTTTTCTTAATTATATCAGACTTTCATTGCGCGGTCGTTAATCAGAATGAGATGATATGTTAAGAGTGTGTCTTTTTAACAAGTATATGGTTTCATCCCTATCTTGCTGAAGGAGAACGCTGACGCATTAACTAATGCAATAGAGTATTTCCTATCAGGTTGACTGTCGATTATATTATAGTAAGTGTGTTATTTTATCAGGTAATCTATTGGTTAGAGGATATAATGAGAATAGTTTTTGCTGAAAAAATTGCAGAGTATATAAAAATTGTTCCCCTGAATATATTGCTGTGGCTTTTGTTGGGGCTGATTGGCGAGAGTTTATTCCTGATTGGAAGAAAATAAAATCAATAGTGGTTTCACCAACGTTGGGGTCAAACCCAAAAGCTATACATGAGATTGTAAAAGAATTGGGTTGGGAGAAAGTAGAGTTTCTTGATAATCTTCATGCTAAATTATATCTGGGAGAGAACAGTGCTATCAGTGGTAGTGCAAATTTAACTAAAAATGGTCTATCTGGAAATATTTTACATGAATTATGTACGGTAACTCATAATCCACAACATCTAAAATCATTCAAGATTTTTTTTGACCATATTAGGTCTAAAGCTAAATATAGCTATCCTACCGTTGAGCAGAAGAAGCATAAATTGGATGAATTGTTTCAGGTTTGGGGAGCGGCTGTTTCTCAAAAGCTACTTAATGATACTCATCATGCAACTCAATTTAAGGATTTTGAATTACTATCTAATAATCACTTCTATATCAGTTGGTATCAAATTTCCGACTGTGAGTACTCTGCGGAACTTCAGGGTGTTGAGGATTATATAGATGATAACATTCACTTTCTTCCTAGTGATAATATCGAGAAAAACCGTTGGGTGTTAACATGGAAAAAAACGAATGATGGAAAGCCACATAAGCGCGTAGCGCTAAGTTGGCTTTATATTCATGAGTTATTTGAAAATGGTATCGTGACGCCGGGATATGGTTATACCAAGGTGGCTATTCAGCGAAAAGATCTCCAAAAACCGGAGCCACCTTTCGAATTAACTCCGGATGTAGTTAAGGCCTTTAAGGAAGTTGTCGCCTGCGGTGTCAATAGGAAGTATTTTGTTCAACCCGATAATGAGTTTTATAATACTAATTATGGGCAAACACAATTGCCTAAACTTATTGATGATATGAAGGAAAAACTTAAAGGCATTAATACGAGCAAATGACTTGAATAAGTGGTTTGTGCTTATTGTGATTATTAATAAATAATCATGTGGTGATATGATCGTTGTTGATTGTTTTTGACATAGGATGAAGCGACTTGTCATCGTGGATGTTACGTATTTTATTACCAGAGACTATATATGCGACGTAGGGCTGTACATAAACTCTCAGCGATGGTTTAGGCGCGCCAGTCATTTAGCTTGGTTCGAGAGTGGTTTAAAGCCCCGCGGGGCTTTTTTCTCTCACTACTGTTCTGGATTTACCATAACATCTGATCGGCGTACCGCTCATCACTCTGCGTGATGATTTCCCAACCCAGTACGCCAAAAATCATCGTTTTCTCCCTCGCTTTTCCTACCGATCGCACCGTCCCATTTCTCCCCCACTGCATAACCATGCAACCCAATCTGCTGCGCCCGGTTTCGCGACGGATTGCCCGCCTAACCTCCGTTTTAGCCCATTTTCTTTTTAAGCGCAGAGTTCCAGCCACGGCATTGCTGATATTCAGTGAGGATGTTTCCTGAAGTGGTAAGGGCACCATTCGCTTTTTTGGGTGGATCAGCTAAAAGCTGCTCTAATGTCGCCTTCTCTTCTTCAATACGTCGCCAGATCTCCCATCTAGCACTATTCTTCGCTTGCGGCCTGGTGTAACTCGTCATCACATATGCCTCCAGTTGAGTGGGTTATTAACCTTACAATTAATTGTAAGCCTAGGTTGAGTAATTTTTATACTTCCTCCTCGTCCGGTATGTCGATCACATTCCACATGCTCTCCCGCAGATCGAGGTACTTCTCCGTCATCAGCCGGCTCTTGTGGCCGAGCAAGTGCTGGCAGAACTCCGTTCCGTACTGTGCCTGGTACATCCGTGAGGCGAGACTGCGGATCTCGTGGAAGGAGGGGGGATGGGGCGCGTGTACCAGCCCACTCTGATCGAGCAAGCGGGAAAAGCCCTTGCTCAACGTGTCCGGCACTAGCGGGCCGCCCGGTGCGCGGTGGAGGCGCGGACGGCGAGAGTTGAGCAGATAGTCGCTCGGTCCTTGAGCTCGGCAACGATCTAGCACCTCGCTCAGACGTAGCGCGTACGGCCCCAACTGAAGATGCAAGCGGGTGGTGATGGCCAGGCGGGCACCGGTCTTGCCTTGGATCAGCCACAGCTTATTCTCCCGGACATCTTGCCAGCGCAAGGTACAGAGATCTTCTCGCCGCTGACCGGTGAGCAGCGCCAGCTCGATGCCACGGGCCAGCCACGGTTTTTTGGCCTCGCCTTGTAATGCCAGACGGTAGACGGCTAACAATGTCTCTTCACTCAGGCGACGACGCTTAACGCGGATGGGGGGCGTGCGGGTCTGGGCTACCGGATTGTGATCGATAAAGCCTGCCGCGACCGCTTCACGAAATAGGGCGTTGAGGAAGGAGCGCATCAGGCTGGCGGCGGTGAGGCGGCCATCGAGTATGTAGGGGTGCAATAAGATGGCGATATCCCGCGTGCTGATTTGCGTCAGATAACGCGGCCCGATCATCGCGTGTACCGTTTTGCTCTGTGAGCGGCGGGCACGCAAGGTATTGGCCGCCACGCCGCGCTGTTCGAGCCGTTGGAGGTATTCGGTGATCCATTGGCTAACGGTGGGGATCTCATGCGGTTCGGGTAGGGGGCTGGGTGTGAGCGCGGCGAGATAGTGATTGGCCTCCCGGGCTTGGCGGATAGCCTCGCGCTGGGTGATGTAGCCTAAGGGCAGTTCACTGCCGGTGAGGGGATGGCGCCAGACGAAAAATCCGTGCCGGTTATCCAGGTTATCCGGCAGATTTTGCCTAGCGTCGTTGCCTCGGCTATTTTTCGCCATGTTTCAGTCGCTCCAGCAAGGTGTGGGGGGAGGCCGCCGTGGTTTTGGCGGCTTTCTGCTGCCAGGGGGGCAGGTAGCGGGCATCGCTCTGGATACGGTAGGCGCCGCCGTGGCGGTAGGGTTGCGGATAAATATAGCCGCGCCGGATCCAGCGCCGGACGGTGTCCACACAGGGCGGTTTATCGCCATAGTGCTGCTGCACCCACGTCTGGATAGTGAGGTAGGTTGTCATAGCCGGCTCCGAGAGTCTGGGGGATGCGTTTTAATAAGAGAGAGTCAGCCGCGTGTCTAGGACAGAGGAAGGGGCTTAGCAAACAGCGCGGGGACGCTTTAACCAACGGTCGCCGACCAGGTGATAGCGGCGGCAAAACGCCCGGTCGAGTTTCCCTTCGGCGGGCAGTTTGATACCGATCGGCAGCGGCGTTCGGCGCGGGGTGAAGTAATCATCCAGATGCAGGGCGCTGGCCGTTAGCGCGCGGTAGAGTTGAGAATAGGCGACGCGCACACTGTCGGCCTGGCAGCAAAATAGCATGTCCTGCTGACCGGACTGTTTTTTGGCTTTAATAAAGAAGGCGAAATATTCAGGCATGGCGAGGCTCTCCGAGTGGTGATAAAAGAGGCGCTTGATCATAGGGTGCTGGGGGATTGCTCATGAGGATATTCGTTTAGCGTTGGCCCTAGAGATGGAGGACTGGTCGCTGCCGCCCGAGGCACAGGTGGATTATTTGGGGTAGTTGAGGATGTATTCATAGATGATACTGCCATTACTTAGAATGGCAATATCATCTTGCTGCCTGTTTTATCGGCAACTAAAGAGTGGCTATCAATGAAAATAATATCATTTTATAATAAAACGATCTAAGTTGGATTTAATTATTTCAAGATTATTAATAAGTTCTTTTAAATGATAAAAATCATCACAAACTTGATTTTCATTATCTTGCGAATTAACAAATAGGCTTCCATTAAGATGAATGTTAAGTGATGAGTAGAGCTGTATTATAGAAAACCATTTGCAATTGCTAATTTGATTTAATATATGAATTAGCTCTGCGTCTAAAAATAATCTAGAGTCCATTACTTTTTTAATAGAGTTCAGGATTAAATTGTTACTATATTGGAAGAACTGTAGCCAGCTAGCATGTGATAATTGTTTGTTTTCTGATAAGTTTAAAATTAGAGGCGCATTTCTTTGGTATGGGCTTATTTTTAAAAAAGCTGCTCTAATGTCGCGAATGCTTGATTCAGTCGTAATGTCTTTAGACACATCATTCATATATGATTGAAAACCAATGATGATTTCGTTTAGTATGGAGCTTACGAATAATGCGCTGGTTTTTTTGTCTTTAAATATTGATGGGTATATACAAAAAATATAGAAAATATAGCTTGCAACAATAGAACCCAATACTCCTTCAAAAACAGCACTTATTTTAGCCATAAACGGAAGAGGTGCAGGTATTTCATTGAACCATATTACTTTGGCAAAAAGGAGCAGTAAACTTCCAACTCCAATTGCATGATAGGTAAGATCAATTGTTTTAATGAAGGAAAAGAGCAATCTTAGATGTCGCATCATTATTCTCTTTGTCGGCTTTATATATAAAAATAGCAATGTGATCTTTACTTGGATCTTCTTTTTTTATAAAAAGCATTATGTTGTAAAATTGAGCAAAAAATCATTGTGAGACCATCGTTAGATTGAACCTATAACAGTAGACAAATCGCACGCTCTCAACAAGGGCTATTCGAAGGTCTGTTGAATGTTGCCATTGAAAATAGTTAAGTTACCTATAATACCACTACTCACTGGAAAAATATTCATCTTGGTCGTATTTTCACTTTTAATTTTTACTTAAATAGATCTTTTTGGATATTTCAGCAAGAGACATGTGACTATCATAAACGCCAATGATTCTTAGCGCAATGTTACATAACCTAAACAGCTATAACCCTAATAGAATCGTAACTCTCACACCGGCAACTCCCTTGCCAACTGCGCCAGGATTTCCCGCTTACCCGGTAGATGGTTGCTTTGGTGGACCTGTTGCCAGGCGCGGCGTTGGGTCTTGGTTTTATGTTGGAGCAAGACATCGATCTTGCTGGCGGGGATGCCGAGTAGGGTGGCGATCTTCCGGCGTACGTATTGGTGCAGATGCAGCTGGTAAATGGCGCTGACGATGGCGTAGGAGTAGCTGCGGGTAGGCCAATGTTAAAGTGCTGCGGTACTCTGCGCCGTTGTGTGGGTTCGCTCGGCACGGGACGAGGGCAGGGTATCCATCTTGCTCCATTACGGATGGCAGCGCGTTGGCGCAGGCTCATAGGCGTGGGCGCTTGCACGTCCTATGGATGTAAGTGTGGGGTCGGTTAAAGGATCGCCTCTTTCACCGGTGTATGGTGGTGTTGCCGGATTCTTACCCGTGTCCGGCGCACGAACTCCACTTGGAGCGTGGAGATCTCCACTATTTGTCCGAGACAACGCCGTTGCGCGAGCTAATTATTGAAGATTAACGAGTGGAGGGTGAGAGATCTCTCTTTATTAGATGAGGTCTAGTAGTTTCTTTACTGCCTCTTTTACCTCAGCTCGCAAATACTTCTTGATATATATCTCTGCGTATCCAGTCTCTGGGCTTTCAGCCACTTTTTCCTCAATCCGACGTAACCCATCAATTAAATTGACGAGTCCAGAGCGTGTTTTAAGAAGGTATGCTTTGGCTTCATCTTTCTCCTTATTCTGAAAATTTTCCCACTCGGCCAGTTCTTTCTGACTCCAGTTTTTATCTGCGGGTCGGCAGAACACATGAGCACTGATGGCGTTGCCACATTCTTTGCAAAGATATGCTTTGGTTGTCTGGTTATCCATGGTAGTACCTCTACTTGTAGAGATGGTCACAACATCTTTACCTTGTCTAATTATTGCGTGATACATATTTAGCTTTGTCGATTATTCATTCTGCTCTCCTTATGGAGTATCTGGTGATAAAGAGGGGGGGCATTTGAGCAGGGTGCATATTCACCTGCGATCTGTGACTCACCGCCATGACGCCCGTTATGACAGTGCAGACCGCAGGTGGGTATGATTATTTCAATAATTAACTATAATATTATTTAATAATTAATTATGTAGCGTGATTATAACTAACAGTCGGCTTTGTGCCAAGAGCGGACATTGCTTTCCTGAGAGAAATGGCGATGATACATGCTGTTAATTACATCGCCAATACAACAAATCAAAGAGTCACGTTAATAGTCTCAACCTCCGAATCGTAATCTGCTGATTTGATCACTGGAAAACTATGTTCCTGCTCCATGGGTGCAAGGAGGTCACCTGATTTAAATACAAGATATTTTTTAGAGATTTTGTAAGAATCACTATTTAAATACGGAAGGATTATTTCATTATACTCATAACGCTTAGTATTGGCATGCAGTTGTGGTGGGGTTGCTATATATTTACTGAAATTATTTTTTAATTCATCAATGTTATCATATAACCTGTACCAGGCAATAGGTTTAAATTTATCTTGTGAAATCACGGTTAATAAATTTACCTCATTTGAGGAGAAGTAGGCTCGAAGTATTTTATCATCAATCACTGGTATTGAATTAAAAGCATATCCAACAAATATCCGGCTACTGTTAATTATAAATCCTGCGAATTTATAATTTTTATTTGCATCATAACTCCAGTTTAATCGGTCAAAAACAGTCTCTAAATTAGCTTTTATAAACTCTGTTTTCCTTACAACCTGTTCTCCCGCATGCTGAAGTACTTCAGATGTCCGGTGCTTAGATATTTCTGAATCAGTCGTAACTATAGACTTTGCTTCACCAATTAAAATCAAGTCATCTATCCTTGCCAATAAGTCAATCTCTTCCTCAATGGATTCTATCTTGATTCTTTTAGATACCGCTTTGTCATAGTCAGTTATAAAAGGATTGGTTCCAAGAGCACTGTTAATTTCATCTACAACTTTTGTTTCGTAAGTCGTTCCTTTTTTAGCAAGATCAATATTAAAAAGAAATGCCCAACGTTCAATAAGCCTAAACATCATCGGTGCATTTAATGCACTAGTCAATAATGCATACTTATTTTTCTTTAATTTTACTAAAGGCTGACACCAGATATCTCCAGTTGGAGATGAGCTGAATGTCAGAAAATTAAGAATATTAATAACTTTAACTATACTCATTTCTGTTGCTTCACTCAGGGCGCGTTCTAATGAGCTAGCTTGAACGGTTGGACAAAACATCCTTAATTTATTAACATTAAATGCACTATCATCCTCTGGATATTTTTTAGTCTCAATATTTGCGATGAGCATCAATATTCTCATTACATTCAATACTTCTGATAAGCAAAACCCTTTACCAAAATCGTTGCTTAACCATTCTTTGGGAAAATAGTCTTCAAGAATATTCTCCTCCATTCTCCAATATGCATTGGCCGTTATTAATTCTTTAGTTGCATTACTAATAGATGCAACGTTTGCTACTCTTTTTTTATTTCCACGAGTAATGAAAATATATTTATCACTACTAAAGAACTGAGCTATGCTAGGTTTGGATGCGATAAGTGTCTGTTGGGCAAAAAGGCGTTCTTTTCGTTGACTGCTGTTATTAAATGCAATTTCAAATGGTGTATTTGGCTGTTCTATTTTGAATGTTTTATTTTCAGAATCAACTTCTATTAGATTATAATCACTCCATAGAATGCATTGCCAAAGATGGATGTAAGTATTATATAACTGAGATAACCAGCTTTCTTGTTGGATGAAATCCATCTCATCTATTGGATCAGCAGAAATTATTATTTGGCTATTTTTTTCTATGCCTCTTAGGCATTCTCTTATGGCAAGTTGGAAACCATCGACAGCTCCATGAACGATCTCTCCTAAGCTTTGCTTATTCCCTAGTCTATTTGCTTTAAGCATTATGTCATGAATATTTGTAGTTGGTGCTTTTTTTGCAAGTTTAAGAGCAACAGCTGATGTCCTATTGGAAGTTGCAATATAAGAGATCATTAGTTTTTCATGGTTTGTTTTAGGTGCCCGCCCATACAAATCTGCTAATTTCGCTCTAATATCCTTCAGCACACTATCCATGATTATACCCATTGTATAGACTTTTTTATCTCTCGCTGAAGAATTTAATTCAACCTTAGCCCACTCCTCATTCCATTTTTCAAGATTAAAATCAGCACGCGTTGGTGATTTGATTTTTTCCTTAATAATTTTGCTAATAAACTGATCAGTCATAACAATTAATTTCCTTGATTACTTAAATTTACACATGCAAGTCAGCGCCCGTAGCAGGTGATCTCTGGCTCATACCTTTTTCGTCAAAATACTTGTCTTAATGGGAATATCATAACGCTGTAGATGAGGAAACTACTAGCGTTGGGACATTAATCTACAAAAATTATGTCGCAATTTCGAACTTCCGCTCCTCGCTCTTAGCGGACGTTTGGTTAGTAGATTGCACTTGTCATTGTCACAACACCCTATACAATGCCCAGCGAGCCAAGCAGCAGTTATCCCAGCTGGGTTGTGGCGGTTGTCGCTTGCCAGCGCACAGTACGATCACATCGACCCGATGCGACTCGCGCTTGCTGGCGATTTCTGCCCGGTTTAGGGCAGGGCAGTGCGCTAATTTTAAACCTAGCGCATGGTAGATCCGGGATTCAAGTAACCCGCGTTGTATGGCCTGAGCTTTGCGGCGTTCGTGGCGGCGTTGGCGTGCGTTTGGATGTGCCGGATTGACGGAATTTCCCCTGATAATCGTGGCCATAATCCCTCCTGGATAAATGACACTTGCGATAATGGATCGCGCTAACTTGAGTGGTGTGAGGGAGACGGCATGATCCATACACCCCAATGTTATCGAGAGCGGAGTCAGTGGGCGGTGCGTTGTCGGCACCTTCCGTAGAGCTGGAGGCTCGTTGGTTAAAGAGCATGGAATAAATTTAAGGCGGCTTAAAATAAAATCAAGCTTTTTTTGAAGATAATTTAGTAAAAATGGCGAGTGATTATTAAGTTAATTTAATTTGGCTTTAAGTATTTATATCCCTTATCAATCAAGGGATTGTGATCCGGGCTTCGACAACAACGCCGATGATTTCATAATTATCGTTTATCTCAACCATGGAATACATCGTGTTTAAAGGTTTGAGGTATTTCTTACCAACGTCGAGGATATACCGTTTGAAGATAGCCTCATCGTCAGAGAGGGAAGCGGCGACCACAAGTTTCCCATTCGTTGGGTTTCTATCTGGATCGACGAGGATAGCGGTACCTTCGGGAATGCTAAGGCCCGCTGTGGCTGTCATGCTGTCGCCTTCTACCGTTAACCAGAATGAAGCGGCTGAGCAGTCAACTGTCGTGGAGTACCAATGCTCAGCCTTCTCTCGTGTATAGGAGCGAATGGCGAGGCTTCCGTGATTGACTAGCGTCCAACTGAGTAGGGGATACTTTCCCTTGGGGTGTAGCGCGACAGGAATAGCGAGAGGTGTGTCGGCAGGGGTACCATTGACTAAGTATTCTGCCGGGCATAACAACTCCCGAGCGAGCGCCAATAGCGCATCCCCTCTTGGTGCGGTTTCATCCCGTTCCCATTGGGAGATGGCAACGTTAGATACGCCGACAGCCTTGCTGAGCGTAACCTGGCTGAGCTTCAGCTCTTTCCTCCGCTTTAGGATGCGGGAACCCATTGTAGTCATCGTCATGTTAAGCGATCTTAAACGTTATTGACTGAAGATTCCTTATAGCTTATAAGTGAAGAAGACTTTAATATGGAGGCACCACAGATGCTGAAGCAGACCGTGGTGAAGCACTTCGGTAGCCAGCGTGCTGTGGCCCAGGCGCTCCAAGTGAGCGACTCGGCTGTCTCTCAGTGGAAGACATTGATTCCAGAGAGAGCGGCATTGAAGCTGCATAGAATAACAGCTGGGAAGCTGAAGTATTCACCTTGTTTTTACCAAAAGTCTTCTTGATTCACCGCATCACCGCTCTTTAACCAACGAGCCTCCCGGCTCTATGGAAGCCGCCGACAACGCGGATACCAACACCGAATAACCAATCTCTATTGGCTGTGGCTTTGCCACGCCTATCAAACACTGGCGCCATCAGGGCACTTAGCCTATTGGCGTGACCACCCGGGGGAAAACCCATGGGAGACATCAAAGATGCCGTAAAGGCGATGTGTGAGGCGATGCCTGGCGGGCGAGCGGCGATGGCCGGCGCGCTGGGAATGTCACCAACGAGCTTTAACAATCGGTTATATGAGAAAAACGGCTGCAAGTTCTTCGATCGCCATGACTTAGAGGCGATGGAGGATCTATCGAACACCCACCATTTAGCGGACTACTTTGCGGCGCGTCGCGGCCGCATCACGGTACGCGTGCAATCGCGCGACGAGTTAGATCCCGTCGAACTGTTTACTCTGGCGACGCTGACGGCGGCGCATAAGGGGCAGGTTGATCTTGCGATTCAACACTCCATCAGCGACGGCATTATCAACTCATCTGAAGAGCGGGACATCCTTGCGCTGCACAGCCAGTACGTGGCAGCACGCGATGCATATGTCCGCGCAATCATCGCCCTGCATAAGGCGCAGTAGCAGCGGCGATCCTGTCACGGAGGATTAGCCATGCACACACCAACTGCCGGACTACTCCGGCTACGTTGCCGCGTTCTGCCCGAGCGCGAGGATTACCGCTATGAAGTGAATGTACTGGGGCGCTGGTGGCCCTGCAACTACACGTTAGCTCGCTGGACGGTAGAGTACTGTCGTCAAGGGTGGGGAGGTATGTGATGCGCACACCTAAGCAGGGAAGCTATTACCAAGATCGCAATGGTGTGGTGGTTCGCATCACAGGTTATGAAAGGGAAAGCCAGCGGGTTCTCTACCGTCGTCCTGGCTATGAGTGGGGTTGTGCATCACCGCTGGTGGTGTTTAACGCCAAGTTCAGGAGGTACCAGGGATGAGCAGCTTGATTCAGATATTGGATCGCCCCATCGCCTATAACCCAGCGCTGGCGAAACTGAGGGCAGGGAAGGTCAAGGCGGGCCCGGTTGCGGCCGTATTTCTCTCCCAGATGATCTACTGGCATAACCGTATGGGTGGCGAATGGATGTATAAGACCCAGGCGGATATTACGACTGAAACCGCGTTAACTCGCGATGAGCAGGAAACCGCTCGTAAGCGTTTAGTTGCGCTAGGTGTGCTGGATGAAGCGCGCCGTGGCGTTCCTGCGACCTTGCATTACCGTATCAATGTAGCACGCCTTGAGGCGTTGCTATTGGAGGCGGCTACACCCGTAGCAACGCCTGCGCCGACAGCTAAAACCAGAACGAGGGATATTCAAAATAGCGAACCCTCGCAACCCGGCCCGGCACACTCCGATCAATCCAGAATGGTGCAATCCCAGAATGTGGAAACCCCGCAATCTAGATCGGTGCATTCCCACAATCTGGAAACCCCACAATCTAGATCGGTGCAATCCCCCCAACAAGTCTGCGGGGATCCCGCAAACTTTCATACAGGAGATTACACAGAGAATACACAAGAGAATAAAAAACCTTCTTGTCCGGACGCTGCGCAACCGGACGAGCCTGACAGCGATCATGATTTTTTGTCTCGCCATCCAGAGGCGGTGGTGTTCAGTGCCAAGAAGCGCCTGTGGGGCAGGCAGGAGGATCTGACCTGCGCCGAGTGGATTTGGGGGCGTATCGTCCGGCTGTACGAGCTGGCCGCCGAGGATGACGGGGAGGTCGTCAGGCCGAAGGCGCCCAACTGGACGGTTTGGGCCAACGAGGTGCGCTTGATGTGCCATCAAGATGGGCGTACTCACCGCCAGATTTGCGAGCTGTTTGGCCGAGTAAACCGTGATCCGTTCTGGTGTCGCAACGTACTGAGCCCGGCGAAGCTGCGCGAAAAATGGGATGAGCTGGTGATCCGCCTGGGGGCACCGGGAGCGGGTGTGCAGGATCGCTCACTGAAAACCCTGCTGGGGGCAGACTGGAACACGGAGCAGGGATGGGAGAACGTGCTATGAAAAATCTGGTTTCTGCCGTACAGCGCCGGGATGCAGTCGCACTGTCCCGCCTGGCTGGTCAGCCCCTTCAGGAGCGGGTGGTGAACGGTAACGCTGAAAAGCTGGTGGATGTGCTGTTTGAAAATCTGCTGCTGCTGTTCCCGGCGTCGCGTAATACGGTGTTTGCCGCACCGGATGAGGTGGCGGCGATGAAGCGCCAGTGGATCACGGCGTTCGCGGAAGGGGGGATTACGACGCTGGAGCAGGTCAAGGCCGGTGTCAGCATGGCCCGCCAGCACGGTGGGGATTTCTGGCCTTCCTGCGGGCGCTTCATGGAATGGTGTCGTGAGGGTGTACGGAGCGCAGGTGGATTGCCCTCTGACGATGAGGTGCTGGCTGAGTTCCACCGTTATGCTCGCGATAAGGCCCGCTTCGCCTCTCCGGAGGCGTTCGACTGGGCACACCCGGTGATGTACTGGGTGGTGCTGGATGTGCGCCAGCGCATGTACCGCTACAACCTTACCGAGGCCGAGGTACTGCGGGCCATCAAGGCGCAGATGCAACGTTGGGAACGGAATATCCGTGCTGGCCAGCGTATCCCGACACCGGTGAAGCAGCTGGTGCATGTGCAGCGTCCACCCGCGATAGCCGATCAGCTTGATCCCACCGGGGGGGCCGGATTTTATCAGGCCGGTGTGGCGTTTCTGGAGCAGATCCGCCAGCGGTTACGGGGAGGTGAGCATGAGGGGTAAGCCCATCGTATGGCGTCACCACAACTTGCGCCAGATCCAGGAGCATATGCTCAATGCCGAACGGTGCGAGCAGCGAGGCTTATGGCGTCGCGCCGGCCATGAGTGGATGCAGGTTATCGAGCATTGCACCGATGACGTGCTGGTGGAGCACGCTGTCCAGCAGCGTAATTACTGCGCACAGATGGGGGTGTTCGGGAGCGCAAGTATCGATCCGCGAATGGTGGCGGCTAACCAGTGCGACGAGCCTTTGCAGGATGAGGGGTAGAGGGAGCGTATTGCAATTATATGATTTGTAATTAAAGTATCATAAATCGGAATTGGTTTTATCCGCGATGTCGGGGGTATAGTCCGCTCAGGTGCTAGAAACACCTGCAAGCCGGAACCCGCACCTGTCAGACATGCGGATTTTTTATGGTCATATTTCGGATATGGCCGAGTGTGGGCGAATACAATACCAGCAATGGGAATAAGCCCGCTTGCCGCTTGTACAAGTTTCTAGCACTCGGCCACCCGAGCCATTCGGGTATCCTCTAGAAAAGGATACAAGCTATGACCATCTCTCACGCCTCAAACATTACCCGCCCTCCCAAAGTGTCGATCCACGATGGCAAGGCGGTGACAACTACCGATGACGTCGCTGCCTATTTTGGTAAGCAAGCTCATCACGTCGTGCAAAAAGTAGAATCCCTTGATTGCTCAAAAGATTTCACCATCCGCAACTTTTCGCGGATGGTTAAAAATAAATCGATAGGCAGTGGTGCTGAGCGCCAAGTGGTCTACTACGAAATGACCAAAGACGGCTTTGTCTTTCTGGTCATGGGATTTACCGGTAAGAAGGCCGCCGCATTCAAAGAGGCCTATATCGCCGAGTTCAACCGCATGGAGGCGATGCTCCGTCAGCCTCATTCGCTCCCTACTGTCCATCTGACTATCGAGCAGCAGGGCGCGATCAAGGCGTTGGTCAAATCTCGGGTCGATGCCTTGCCACAGAATAAACGCGCTAAGGCGGCCATCAGTCTGTGGTCGGCGCTCAAGTCGCACTTCGGTGTAAGCTACAAGGCGATCGCTGCTGAGCAGTTCACCGATGCGCTCTCTCTGGTTGCTCGACTAACGTTGGATGGGGAGGCACTGGTGCCGCTCACCAATCGCTCCCGCTACCATTTCCCTCTGGAGTGCGCCGACCCACATGATCGTGGCTTGGCCAATGCTTGGATGACGCCGCGCGTTATTCTGGATATTCGTAATCGAGCCCCGGAACTAGAACTGCTTGAGGCACTGGAGCAGGATGGCCATGACATTACCGGCGCCAAGATCCGCATCCATGCCATGTATGACATCACAGGACAGTTTGTGGCGATGCAGAAAGAGTTGGCTACGGTACGCAGCTATCTCTCAACGCTGAACGATATGCTTAAAGGACGCAGTGAGGAGCGAGGCTTGAATGTCTGCTTTGCCGGGCCAAATAAGGGCCGTCTGTTTGGTGGCTTTCGGGAGCGAGGCTTTACGAGATAGTGATAAGGTGTGGGCGTGGGAAAGCCCACACCTTCAGTCTTTTTCCCATAACTTGAGCGATTGCACGTAAGCGAGATGATTTAGGCAGTAGCATGTATACCTAAACTAAGTCGTTCATGATTGATAAGCGGTTTGAAATGACAGCGTATTATTTGGTGACTAATTATGGGGCTATACGCCAAGGCAGCATTAATAGCATATGATAGCTTATGCTCATACAGCATAGAGCCTTTAGCCGCTTGGCAAAGTGCCATGGAGGAAGTTACAGAGAATGTGTCTGTGCAGCGAAAAGGCTGTCCGAGAGTCACATTTTTGGCACTAGTCTATGGTGGATATTTGAAGGGGATAGCCAGTCATCCATATTTGTGGCGGGTAGGTGTTTTGCATGATCGAGCGATTGATGGTGCGAAATATTTGCTTGAGAATGTTGAGTGTGATGCGAAAAAATTAGGAGATCATTTAGGCTATAACGATAAGCAAGGATCGTACGATATCCTCCTGATGCTAATGCGTAGTGATATCTTAGTTTATCCTTCTGAGTGATACCTCCCGACGTTGTATTTTAAATTCAGCATTTGTTTAGAGTGGGTTGAGAAAGGGTTTTTCCCCTAGAAGTGCGCCACTACGGGCCTCAATTTCTATAGCATACGCCTCTGCGCTTGAGCTTGTAAGCGTGAACTGATAATCAAGATGCGTGTGTATATATTGTTTTGTTTTCATATCAAGTGTGATCTTTCCAGAAGAAAACTGGTTCAACTCCTCCAGTGTTAGGCTGGGTATGACAAAGCGATTTGCGATATAGACACAAAATTGATCACCACTTAGCCGCCCAGATGCATGGCTATTGAGCCTGGTGATTAACCCATATTTTTTCTTATGTAGATTCTTCTCTATCTCTCGCCCTGACATTCCACAGTAAATAAGGACATCTTTTTCCCAAATGATATATACACCAGCGGCAACATCAGGGATGTCACGATTTGGCCATGCTGAAAAGCTATATTTTTCTGAAAACATTATATTGGTTTGTTTGGGTGAATGATTCTTTATTATTACATGTTATTGATATGAGGTGAAAGGCTTATGTGTAAAAAACATAAGTGACATTTATCGAGGTTAATATGGTTAAGGGAATCATTACGCTGGTGGGTGACGAAGCGCCTCTTGCCGGGTTTATGTTACGTCCTAAGCTACAGCGTTGGGAGAGTACGACATATTTGCGCTGGGTGAAGACACAGCCATGTAGTGCCTGCGGAAACCCTGCCGATGACCCACATCACATCATCAATGCGGGATTGGGGTTGGGGGGCATAGGAACTAAGACGCATGATTTGTTCGTGATCCCGCTGTGCCGGCGGTGCCATGACGAGTTACATCGTGATGTGGGTGGCTGGGAGCAGAGGAACGGCAGCCAGTTGGTGTTGTTGGTGCAATTTCTGAATAGGGCGTTGGGGATAGGAGCCATAGTGAAGGCGTAATGTGTGGAGCGTGTGGATGCGTGATATTTCGAAAGTATTGGAGTGTTGGGGAGGATGGGCTGCTTCTGATCACGCAGGGGTAGACTATTCTCACATTGCCGCCGGATTCAAAGGACTATTGCCCCAAAAGGGTAAAATGAGGCTGTCATGTACGGATGATGATGGCCTTATCATTGAGGGGTGTCTGGCCCAGTTAAAGAAACGAAAGCCAGATGAGCACTCTCTGCTGGTAGCTCATTACCTCTATGGCATTTCAAAACGGAAGATTGCCAAACATCGGAAGAAATGCGAAAAGCAGATACGTGTAGAAATGTTGCTTGCAGAGGGATTCATTGAGGGGTGTTTGTCTATGTTGGATGTTTGTTTGGAGATGGATTGTGTTGTAGAGAAAAGATTTTTATAGCCCGATTACTCGGGCTTATTTTTAACATCGCGAACATATAAAATCACAGCTGATTTTATATCTCCATCAACATGCTTAGCATTTATGCTTAGATGGACAGGTTTTCTTTCCCACTCGGCTTTTTGTAAAGCCTCTTTGTTTCCTGATTCGTCAAGGAATATATCCTGAACAACACATGTTAGCCGTTGATCTGTATCGACATTTCTTACCTTAACTTTAAAGCATTCTGGATCGGTATTATTTACTTCTTCTATGCGGTAAATACCATCTATCCGCATTTCAGATGAACGCCTACGAGCATTCGTTACTAGTTCTTTAGCCATTGCAGAGTCAATGGTAACGCCATCAATTTGCGCGCTATCAGAACGAACAAATGATTTTACCATCTGTGTCTTAGCGTCGTAAGACATGCGGTCCATATTATCAAGCAAAGGTTTTTTGGCTATTATTTCAGAAACTACTTGTAACCTCTTGGTTTCTTGTTCGCTCATTATTTGCATTGTACGGAGATGCTCTTTGTCTCCATCTTTTGCAATTTCTGCGAGGCGAGTATCTTTACGGTTATCGAGAAACCGTTTAAATACTGTTACTCCGCCCCAGATGATAGCTGCGCCGAGAACAGTAACGATGATCTCAGTTGCGTTCATTTTACCAACAAGTTCCTGTGTAAGTTTGGTTAAAAACCCATCAATGTTAATCTCAACAAGTGAAGAGCCTTGCTCAACTTTTACTTCAATTTCTAAAGCATCAAGCTCATCTTTGGTGAGTTTGCGAACGTCTGGAACACCATACTTAGCTAACGCATATGATTTGTTGATTTGTGATTGCATCTCAACAAACCCTTTCATCACTGAGGGTGTTAGCGATTTGTTGAATTTATCACCAGTTAATCTAATTTTCAGGTTAGGCCAATCTTTGAAAATTAGCTTTTCTGGTAAGTCATAACCATTAAGGTAATTCTCAATCAAATCAAACGCTTGTTGTTCGGACTCAATACGAATATCACCAAGCTCTTCCAAGACAACATCCTCATCTTAAGCTAACTATTGCCGTGGAGGTAGGCAATGATTGCTTTCTACTATGTTTTTAGCTTTGAGATAAGAAATTAATGGAAAAACACAAAAAAATCACTAGTGCGGTCCGCATTTTGCTGTGTAGTGTGTTAAGAGTGGTTACTACGTCACACCGCTTAATTATCGAAAGCAGCCTCCTTGAGGGGGCAGAGTATTGGATGTCACCGTCTGCGATGATGCGGATTACGGGGATGACTGAGGCAAGATGCCAGTTGATACTGACACAACGGGTGATTGCGGGGGATGATGATAATGGCCGCAAATGGTATAGAAGTGCTACGATAACCATCCGTTTGACGCACTCGTCATCGACCGTCGTCAACACTCATCAACGTTCCTCCGTTGTTAGTAGATCTGGTCAACATGAACTAAGCTCATCAGTAGATGTCACAGTACATGAGCTGAAGAAGTGGTGTATAGGGGTAGTTAACATGAAAAAACAAGTAGCTAAATCAGAGGTGAGGTTTGACACTCAGAAGGCGTTTGCTGGTATGGGTGCGGCTGTTGAACTTTTGATGCGTGCTGCCCCAAATGTTCTCGAGCATAAGGTTTCCGGTCCTGAGAAGCAGGGGAAAGCTCGTATGCGTAAAGCCGCAGCATAAAATCCTACCTTTTTTATAAAAGCCTCGCTTGATGCGGGGCTTTTGTATTCTACCGACAACCCTGGCAAATGCCGGGGTTTTTTCTATCCAAATTTCCCCAGCGCGGGGTAATGAGATGGCATATGCACCATAACCCAGGAAGTTGGTTGGAGTGGAAGGAGTTGCTGTGGGGCTGGTGGCAAGGGGAGACCCCGGTAGGCGGCGTATTACTGGCCATTCTGACGGCGGCTGTCCGGGTGACCTACCTGGGCGGCGGCTGGAAGCAAACGGCGTTAGAGGGAGTGTTATGTGGTGCCCTGACGCTGACCGTGGTGGCGACGCTGGACTATTTTAACCTCCCCAAGTCGCTGACCCCGGCGATCGGCGGTGCCATTGGTTTTATCGGTGTGCAGCAGGTACAGCATTTTGCCTTGTATATCTTGCACCGCAAGCTGGGACTACCGACAGACAAGGAGCGGTAATTATGGCACTCACCAAGGATCAAATTTTTGATGCCTTACTGGGGCGTGAAGGGGGTTACGTCGATCACCCTCACGACAAAGGCGGGCCGACCAAGTGGGGGATCACGGAAAAAGTGGCTCGGGCCCACGGCTATATCGGCGATATGCGCAATTTAACGCGGGCGCAGGCGCTGAAAATCTATGAAAGCGACTATTGGTCGGGACCCCGTTTTGACCAGGTGGCGGAGCTCTCTGCGCGGGTGGCTGCCGAACTGTGCGATACCGGCGTCAACATGGGGCCGTCGGTGCCCAGTAAGTGGCTACAGCGCTGGCTGACCGCCTTTAACGATGGCGAACGCTTGTATCCAGATATCAGTGCCGATGGGGTGATTGGGCCACGGACATTGTCGGCGCTGCGTACCTACCTGGATGCCCGAGGAGAAGAGGGTGAGCAGGTGCTGTTACGGGCGCTCAATTGTAGCCAGGGTGATCGTTATCTGAATTTGGCCGAGCAGCGGGTGCAGAACGAGTCGTTTCTGTATGGCTGGGTTCGGGAGCGGGTGACGCTGTCTTAACCATCTCTGAAATATATCCAAGAGCCTCGGCTATGCCGGGGCTGTTTTATATCTGCGTATCGCAACGCATATCACCAAGAGCCTTTCAGGATGAACCTTGAGGAGCCGGCTGGCTGTCGGAGCCTTCTTGGGGCCGTCTTCCTGTGCGAACAAGGTTCATCACTAAAAGGTAAAGCCGATATGAACACCTCTGTAGCGTCTTCTTATACCGATGCATCAAGTAATCATCATGTCGTTAATGAGTTCGCTGACATTGTTCCTGTTGTCAGCGGCCGGATCGGTGAGCGTGAAACCAATATTGTTAGTGCCAGAGCACTGCATGGTGCTTTGGGGGTTGGTCGAGACTTCACCAACTGGATTAAAGGGCGGGTTAGCCAGTATGGCTTCGTGGTCGGAGTTGACTACATCGCTGTTGAAAATTTGAGCTCACCAAAACGGGCGAGCGCAAAATCTCGCCAACAAATAGAGCATGATTACTTGTTGACGCTGAATACAGCCAAAGAGCTGGCAATGGTCGAGCGTAGCGAACAAGGTCGCGCTATTCGTCGTTACTTTATCCAGTGTGAAGAGGCGTTACAGCTTACCGCTCCAGAAATCGCCGCGCGTTATCGTCGCAAGTTAAAGGCTCGTATCGGAGTGGCAAACCTGTTTAAGCCGATGTGCTCTGCGTTGGAATCGGTAAGGGCGGAACAGGGCAAGATGACACAGCCTCACCACTACAGCAATGAAAGTAACATGATCTCCCGCATCGTCCTGGGAGGTCTTACTGCGAAGCAATGGGCAGGCATGAATGGCGTAGTGGGGGATCCTCGCGATTCGATGAATGCCGAGCAGTTAGAGCATCTGTCTTATCTGGAAGGTACTAATATCACTCTGCTGGATATGGGGATGGATTACCCGCAGCGGAAGGCTGAGTTGACCCGGCTGTCTCAGCGCTGGATGGCGCGGCGCCTGGGTTCGTGACGGTTAGCAATAAAAACAACGAATTGGAGCATGTTAGGTTACGGTTTTTTTCACCAAGAGGTGCTCATCTCATTGGTATGATGTCTCTTACATTAATGCGGATAGCAATTTAAAAGCTGAAGCGCACTCAGCCAAATTTTTGGCTGAGTATAAAGACAGGACCGGGCGCGACCTATGTTAAGCAATATCTGGAAGCCACTGGCGATCATCTCGCTGGTGGCTTTGTCTTTATGGGGGCTGTCGGCTTGGCGCTATGCGGCCGGTTACGCCGCCGGTAAGCGCCTGGCTGATCAGGTGTGGCAGCTTAAGTGGGAGACGCGTAACCGGGATGAGGAGAGCGCCAGGGCAAATCGGGAGCGGGGCGAGCGGGCTGAAGAACAACGTCGCTGGCAGGCCATGATTAAGGTGAAACAGAATGCGGATCAACAACTGGAACAGATTAAAGCCGATGCTGCTCGCTCTACCGCTGATGTTGAGCGCCTGCGGCGTACGCTTTCTCAATTGCGGCAGCAGTTGGCAGACCGTTCCCCCTGCCGAGTTTCCACCGCTGATGGAGCCAGCCCGGCAAGCGCCGCTGCCGGATTTCTGTTTGCCGACGTGCTCGGCGAATCTCTCCAACGCAATGCAGCGTTGGCAGCCTATGCTGACCGGGCTAGAGCCGCCGGTCTTGCCTGTGAGCGGCTCTATGATGCCGTGACGCAGTCGCGGGCGCCGTGAAAGGGAGTGTGGCCCTTTTGCTTAGACTCATGATGACAAGGAGCTGACCATGAGATACCCAACTGTTTTAGTCAATGGCATCGCCGTCCGTGTGGATGAGGGGGGACGCTACTCGCTGAATGATCTTCATGCCGCCGCGGTGGTGAATGGCGAGGCAACCGAACAGCAAAGGCCAAGTCAGTTTTTACGTAGTGCGCAGATCAAGCGCTTTGTCAAAGCGCTTAAAGCCAGAGTGCAAAAAAGCACTCTGGAACAAAATCAACCAATTAGAGTAATCAGTGGTGGTGATGAGCCTGGCGTATGGGGTATTGAGTTACTGGCAATTCGCTATGCTGCGTGGATTAAGCCAGAGTTTGAGATTGAGGTCTATGAGGTGTTCAGGGCAATGCTGCGTTTTGGCATTCACTCTATGTCCCATTTGAATAGACTCGATCATGCTATCCAAGCGGAGACTCGGGAGATAAGCCGCTGTGCCAGCAAAATGGCCAGATGGGGATCGGGTGGCCGCAAACAGTTATTGAATACGGCCCGGGATAAGATGGTGAGTGAGATACAGATGTATTTGCCTGATATTGAAATTTAATTTATTAACTTAGCGTATCTTACGCCAGCGGTATCTGTCTTTTATGTGCCGATGGAAGTATTCCCCTTTTGAGCCGGATTGCATTAGATTTTGATATACCATTGATGGAATCCTCATGTATTGATAAATCCCACCACTATGAAAAGCTACTTCAAGAACCATATTGAGCTGGTCATAGCCTATAGATTGAATGTTTGATGATGAAACAGGGTGTCGTATCAAAACGAATTCCTTTCTTAATTAATTTGAGCCATAGATAATTATATATAAATATTTAAGAAATGAATGATTAATAGGTTCTAATTCATATTATGTATATGGGTCCTTTCCCCCCAAAATTGCTCCCCACGGGGCGGGGGGCGCGGGAAACGGCGCATTTTTTCGATCCCATAGTCATCATCATCATAGGGTTAACCTACTGATTTTTAATAGGCCGACCGTCAAATGATGTCGGTTTGTCCCTTTACTTATTCCATTCAGGAGAGCATTTACACGAATTTACAATAGGAGGCGCGGTGGATAATGAGCTGAAGAACCTCAAGCTCAACATCAATCAGCTGGCGGCTATCTCTCAGACTCATCGTCAAACCATCGTCTCCCGTCTTCATCACGTTCCGCTAGCACCGGGTAGTCATGCTAAGAACAAGCTGTATTACCTGACCGATGTGATCGCTGAGCTAATCAAAACAACCCCGTCCGTCCCCGCTGAACAGAACCCTAAATTGATGACGCCTCGAGAGCGTAAGGACTGGTATGACTCCGAGAAGTCGCGGGTCTGGCTGGAGAAGGAGCTGCGTAACCTGATCCCGGCTCATGAGGTGATCAGCGTGTATGCCGGCATGGTAAAGGCGGTGGTGCAGATGCTGGAAACCCTGCCGGATCGGTTAGAGCGTGATGCCGCCTTGCCAGCGCTCGCGGTGGCGCAAGCTCAGACCATCATCGATGCGCTGCGTGATGAGTTAGAGCAGCAAACCTATCAATCCTGTAGCGCGCTCTATGAACAAGGGGAGGAGGTTGACGATGGCGATGACGATGATGAGGAGGGGAACTGAACAGGCTTCCGCTCGGCGGATTGGACAGGATATCTCCGCGCTGTTCCGTCCCCCTCGTCGGATGGCGGTGGCGGAGGCGGTAAAGCGTTATCTCCGCGTTCCGGTAGGCGCTGGCAGCTCGTTGCCGTGGGAGGCAGAGCTGACGCCTTACATGCTGGAGCCAATGAATTGCCTGTCCCTGCGTGAGTTTGACGCGGTGATCTTCGCCGGGCCCTCGCGAACGGGGAAAACGCTGGGGTTACTGGATGGCTGGATTGTTTACGGTATTGTCTGCGATCCGGGCGATATGCTGGTGGTGCAGATGACGGAGGGAAAGGCCCGCGAACACTCTAAGACTCGCTTGGCGCGTATCTTCCACCATAGCTTGGCAGTCAGACGCCGCCTCAGCCCGATACGCAATGACAACAACGTCCACGATAAGATCTTTAGTGACGGCACCTTTCTGAAAATCGGCTGGCCCTCGATCAATATTTTCTCCTCCTCTGACTATAAGCGCGTCGCGCTGACGGATTACGACCGCTATCCGGAGAACATCGATGGCGAAGGGGACAGCTTCGCGTTGGCCTCCAAGCGTACCACCACCTTCATGTCCGCCGGAATGACGCTGGTAGAAAGCTCGCCGGGGCGGGAAGTCATCAACCCGAAATGGCGTCGAACCACGCCACACGAAGCGCCACCGACGACCGGCATCCTGGCGCTCTATAACCGCGGCGATCGACGCCGCTGGTACTGGCCCTGTCCGCACTGCGGCGAGTATTTCCAGCCGGCGATGGAGAACATGACGGGATATCGCGATCAGGCCGACCTGATGCAGGCTAGCGAGGCCGCGCATCTCCAATGTCCATCCTGTGCAGGCGTGATCCTCGCCGAACAGAAACGTCTGCTGAATAACCGGGGTGTCTGGTTGCGTGACGGCGAGCGTATCGACTCCCATGGTCAGCGTAGCGGCACACCACGTCGGTCACGTATCGCCTCTTTCTGGTTGGAGGGGCCAGCGGCCGCGTATCAGAGCTGGCCGCAACTGGTCAACAAGTTGTTGAGCGCCGAACAGGAATATGAAACCACCGGCAGTGAAGAGACGCTGCGTACGGTGATCAACACCGACTGGGGATTGCCGTACCAGTCCCGGCTAGCCCAGGGGGGCCAGAATAGCGAGGGCTTGATGGCGCGCGCCGAAGCGTGGACGAAGCGCACTATCCCACCCGGTGTCCGTTTCCTGGTGGCGGCCGTCGACGTTCAGGGGGGCAAAAACGCCCGCTTTGTGGTGCAGGTGGTGGGGTATGGCAGCCAAGGTGAACGTTGGATCATCGATCGCTATAACATCCGTCACTCCGCGCGCGCCGATGGACAAGGAGAGAGCCTGCCCGTCAACCCCGCCGCCAACCCCGAGGACTGGCAGCTGCTGCGCAGCGATGTACTGGAGAAAAGCTATCCCCTCGATAGCGAGGGGACGCGACGGTTACCGATCTTGGCGATGGCCGTCGATTCCGGAGGCGAAGACGGCGTCACCGATAACGCCTATGCCTTCTGGCGCGCCTGCCGTCGCGATGGCGTGGGCGGCCAGGTCTATCTGTTTAAGGGGGATGGATTAGCGCGCACTAAGCTGATCAGCAAAACCTATCCCGACAACACCGAACGCAGCGATCGCCGGGCACGAGCTCGAGGCGAGGTCCCGCTGTATCTCTTGCAGACCAATCAACTGAAAGATCGCATCGCTAGCGCACTGGCGCGAGAAACGCCGGGGCCGAACTACGTGCATTTTCCTGATTGGCTCGGCGCATGGTTTTACGAGGAGCTGACCTATGAAGAACGTGGTGCTGATGGCAAATGGCGCAAGCCGGGGAAAGGCGCTAACGAGGCATTCGACCTGTTGTGTTATGCCCATGCGTTGGCACTCCTACGCGGTTATGAGCGCATCAATTGGGCGAGCCCGCCCCGCTGGGCGCGGTTACCGCAGAATGCGCCGGAAACACTCACACCGACGCCACACCCGGCGTCAGCCATAACATCACCACGCCAGAAACCGATCCCATGGGGCGGCCAATCAGGAGGAGGATGGCTATGAGCCAGACACAACGCGCGATCTTACAAGCCCTGTATGACGACTATGTACAGGCTGAACATGCCGTACTCAAGGGACGGTCGATCACCCTCAACGGCCAATCGATGACGATGGAGAACCTGGCCGAAATCCGCAAGGGGCGGGAGCAGCTAGCCCGGCAGTTGCAGGACTTGACGGGACGGCGCCCCCTCTACCGCACGGCGAGGTTTTCATGAACCTACTCGATGAGGTGATAGGGTTTCTCTCGCCAGCCTGGAAGCTATCCCGTTTGAGCGCGCGCTATGCCATTCGCGCCTTCGAAGCCGTCACACCGACGGGAACTCACCGCGCCCGACGAGAAGGGCGCAGTGCCGATCAACTGGTGCAGTTTGCTGGGCGTTCTCTGCGTGAACAGGCCCGCTGGCTCGACAATAACCATGACTTGGTCATCGGCGCCCTGGACAAGTTGGAGGAGCGCATCATCGGCGCCCGCGGCATCGTCGTCGAACCGCAACCCCTTACACGAACCGGCGAACTGGACCAACCTTTAGCCGAACAGATCCGCCAAGCGTGGTCCGAATGGTCGGTCAGCCCAGATGTCAGTGGCCAATACACCCGTCCGGTGCTGGAGCGCTTACTGCTCCGTACCTGGCTACGCGATGGCGAAGTCTTCGCGCAATTGGTCATGGGGGCGGCGCCCGGCTTGACACCGGTTGCTGGCATTCCCTTCTGGTTGGAGGCGCTAGAGCCTGACTATGTGCCGCTGGACTACAACGAGCCGGCGCAGGGCATTGTGCAGGGGATCCGCTTCAATGCCTGGATGCGGCCACTGGCGTATCGTGTGTTTCTGCATTATCCCCGCGGTGCGGGCGGTCTGACGGCAAGCAAACAGATCGACGCCGCGCGCATGCTACACCTCAAGTTCACCCGGCGGCTGCATCAGGTGCGAGGTGTCTCGCTGTTGTCTGGGGTCATCATGCGCCTTTCCGGTCTCAAGGAGTACGAAGACAACGAACTGCTGGCGGCACGCATCGCGGCCTCGCTGGGAATGTATATCCAGCGCGGGGAGGGGATAGACTACGACCCGAGCAGCTATAACGCCGAGATGTCGCGCGACCTTCAGCTGACCCCGGGAATGGTCTTCGATGGCCTACGCCCCGGAGAGAAGATCGGTCTGATTAAATCCGAGCGTCCCAACCCCAACCTGGAATCGTTTCGCATGGGACAGATGCGGGCGATCGCGGCCGGGAGCCGCAGCAGCTTTTCCTCCATCGCTCGCAACTATGACGGCAGTTACAGCGCCCAGCGCCAAGAGCTGGTGGAGGCCCAAGAGGGCTACACCGTCCTACAAAACACCTTCATCGCGGCGATCAGCCGCCCCTTGTACCGCCGCTGGCTGGCAATGGCGCTGGCCAGTGGGGTGATTCGGCCCGAGCCATACAGTGACCCCGCGACCTTGAATAACGCCGTCTACAGCGGGCCGGTCATGCCGTGGATCGACCCGCAGAAAGAGGCCAATGCCTGGCGCGTGATGATCCGTGGCGGCTCGGCAACGGAAAGCGATTGGGTCCGTGCCCGTGGCGGCACCCCCGCCGAAGTGAAACGCCGCCGTAAGGCGGAAGTAGACGAAAACCACAAGCTGGGTTTGGTCTTCGACACCGATCCGGCCAACGACAAAGGAGGCTCCCCCGATGACAGACACGACACGCCATCCACCGAGGAACAGTTGCGCACCCGCCGGCGTTAAGGGCTGGTTCAGTATCTGCGCTACTGCACCCCGGACGGCGGAAATCCGCATCTACGATGAGATCGGCTTGTGGGGTATCTCCGCGCGCCAGTTCGCCGATGGTCTCACGGCCTTGGGTGAGGTCGATCGCATCGACCTACATATCCATTCGCCGGGCGGCGATGTCTTTGATGGTATCGCCATTTACAACCTGCTGAGTCACCACCCGGCAAGCAAGACGGTCTACATCGATGGCTTGGCGGCCAGCATGGCCTCGGTGATCGCCATGGTTGGGGATCCCATCATCATGCCGGAAAACGCCATGATGATGCTGCATAAACCTTGGGGGATAGCCGGCGGTGATGCCGATGACATCCGTGATTACGCCGACCTGCTGGACAAGCTAGAGACGGTACTGATCCCCGCCTACATGCAGAAATCTGGCCAGAGTCGCGAGGCGATCGCCGCCCTGTTAGAGCAGGAAACCTGGTTATCGGGTGCGGAGTGTGTCGAACAGGGTTTCGCCGACACCCTCGCCGCACCGCTGCAACGCATGGCCGCTCTTCAATCCCAACGTTTAGAGGAATTCGCGCATATGCCGAAGACAATTCGCAACATGGTAAGTCCGCCGCGCAACAGCGGCGAGATGCCCGCGTCCACCACCGCGCCGGACGAAGTACAGATCCGCGCCCAAGAGCGCGAGGCGCAGCGCCAGCGCGTCAACGCTATCCGCGAGTTGTTCGCGCTATTTGGTGAGCAACAAACCGAATTGATGATGCTCTGCATTGGTGATGTCGATTGTGGCATCGAGCAGGCGAAAGACCGTCTGTTAGCTGCTCTAGGCCAGAACGCCAGTGCGAGCAATATCCTGGAGGCTCCGCAGAACCGCCCAGGCGGTCATGTCGGTAACGGCAACATCACGGGCGACGCCATTCGCCAGGCGTTGCTGGTCCGTGCTGGCTTTGAGGAGAGTCAGCGTGATAACCCCTACAACGGCATGACGCTGCGTGAGATGTCGCGTTGCTCGCTGACCGATCGGGGCGTGGGGATTGCGGGGCTCAATCCAATGCAGATGGTCGGGCTCTCTTTTACCCATAGCACCTCTGACTTCGGCAACATCCTGCTCGATGTGGCGCACAAATCCATCTTACAGGGCTGGGAGGAGGCGCCGGAGACCTTCGAACAGTGGACCCGCAAGGGCAGTCTCTCCGACTTCAAGGTTGCGCATCGCGTAGGGTTGGGCGGTTTCCCCTCACTGCGCCAAGTGCGTGAAGGGGCGGAGTTCAAGTATGTCACCTTGGATGATCACCAGGCGACGATCGCCCTGGCGACCTTCGGTGAGCTGTTCAGCGTGACCCGCCAGGCCATCATCAACGACGACTTGCATATGCTGACCGACGTACCGATGAAACTGGGGCGGGCGGCTAAGGCCACCATCGCCGATCTGGTGTATGCCATCCTGCTCAACAACCCGAAACTGTCGGCGGACGGCATCGTCCTGTTTGATAGCGCGAAACACGGCAACATCCTAAGCGGCGCGGCAATGGACGTCGCCAGCCTGGATAAGGCGCGCCAGTTAATGCGCCGGCAAAAGGAGGGGCAGCGTCATCTTAACATCCGTCCCGCCTTCGTCTTGGTCCCGACCGCATTAGAGGCCAGCGCCAACCAAGTGATCCGCTCAGCCAGCGTCAAGGGCGCCGAGGTGAATGCCGGGGTCATTAACCCGATCCAGAACTTCGCCAGCGTCATCGCCGAGCCGCGCCTAGACGATAGCAGCGTTACGACCTACTACCTGGCGGCCGCCAAGGGAAGCGACACCATCGAGGTTGCCTACCTCAACGGTGTGGATGTCCCTTATATCGATCAACAGGAGGGCTTCGAGGTGGATGGCATCACCAGTAAGGTGCGCATCGATGCCGGTGTTTCGCCCATCGATCATCGCGGTCTGGTGCGCTGTGACGCCTAACCGTCCATGAGGAATTTTGAGATATCCGGCCGTAGGCCGGTAGGAGAACAGTATGGCGAACAACTATCTGCAACGGGGCGGTACGATCGACATCGACGCTGGGGAGGCGGCCATTGCCAGCGGCGCGCTGGTAGCGCTGGGGGATATGGTGGTCATCGCACTCGGCCACATCGAGCCTCATCATAGCGGTGTCGGGCTGACCGAAGGCGTCTTCTTGGTGCCAAAACTGGAGTCCGAGGTGATCGAGTTGGGGAAAAAGCTTCATCTGAAGAATGGCGTGGTGCAATTGTCCGCCTCGGGCGCCGTGTATGTCGGTAAAGCCTGGGCGAACGCCGGGGCGGGTACGACGCTGGTGGCGGTGAAGATCAATGCCTAGCCCTTTTACCCAGTTTGCGGCCTTGCTGGATGCGTTGACGCAGGCCCGAATGGGGGAGCGGGTGCAGATCAACGGGCTGCCGTATTGTGCGGTACCCGCCACTAGCCCGGCACTGTTTGGCGCCGTCGAGGCGGAGCTGACGACACTGATGATTTTCAGCGCCGCCTATCGCCCCCAACGCGATGATGAGGTGGTTTGGCAAGGCGCAGAGTATCGGGTGGCCCGCTACCATCGTCAGAATGGCAAATACGTCATCCAACTGGAGCCGCAATGAAAGGTGAAGACAAACTGCGAGCCATCTTGACGGATCTGGGGGGCAAGGAGTTAGCGCGCGCCAGCGCCCAAGTGGTCAATCGGCTCGCCGCCAAGGCGATCACCCGTAGTTTACGACGGGTCGCGCGTGAAAAACGCCTACCGGTACGGCGCCTGAAACGTCGAGTCAGGTTGACTCAGGCCAAGGCCAACACGGAGTGGCCACAGGCGCGCATCCGCGTGTACCGCGGCGACTTTCCTGCGATCAATCTGGGGACGGCACGCATCTTGGGTATTCCTGGGCGGCGGGACAGCGTGCTGCACGTCGGTCATCACTCCCTACCGGGCGCCTTCATCCAGTACCTAAAAACGGGGCGTTGGCAGGTTCTACGCCGCGATGGCCGGGCGCGTATGCCCATCCACGTGGTGAAGATCCCGGTGAAGGATGCGCTCACGACCGCCTTTCGCGAGGAGACCCAAAGACTATGGCAAGACAACCTACCTCAAGCGTTACAGCAGGCGATGGCGCGCCAACTCCAGTTACTGCTCCGCCGTCAGCGTTGACCCCGCAGGGCGCCATCCGTCACCGCATTCGCCAACGGGTACTCGATCGACTGAAAACGGCGTTGCAAGGCGAGTCTCAGGTCCACTTTTTCGATGGCAGCCCCAGCTTTATCGATGGCGAGGCCGAACTCCCTGCCGTGGCCGTCTACCTCAGCGATCTACAACCGGAGGCGGTCTACTTTGACAGCGTTAGCTGGTCAGGTGTGTTACACGTGCAGATTTTCCTGCGGGCGCGTGAGCCGGACGCTGCTTTAGACCGCTGGGCGGAGTGTTACGCGGCGCCATTGCTGGCCGATCCGGCGCTACTGACTCCATTCGACGGAGATCTGGCGCCATTGGCATGCGACTACCAGCGCGATGAGGAGTTGGGTATCTGGGGCGCGATCGATCTGCAATATCAAATCCGTTACACACAGGAGCAGCTATGACAGCGACAACGACCCCGCAGAAGGGCAGTGGTACCACCTTATGGATCTACACCGGCCAAGATATGGCACGCCTCAATGTCATCAACGACGACGACTGGCAGCGATTGGGCAAGGTCAAAGATATCCAACCGGGTGAACTGCAAGCCGAAACGGACGAAGATAACTATATCGATGACGATGATGCCGACTGGAAGCGTAACGCCCAGGGGATTAAATCTGTCAGCGACTCTACCTTCACCCTAGCCTGGTTACCGGGCGATCCCGGCCAGCAGGCGGTGCTGGCGGCCTTCGACGATGGCCGCGTGATGGCTTACCGGCTGAAATACCCGAACGGAGTGATCGACATCTTCTATGGCTTCGTCTCTGCGCTCGGCAAGAGCGTAAGCCAGAACGAAACTATCACCCGTACCATTCGTTTCACCCACAGCGGCAAACCGACGTTGGCCGAGGTCGGTTCACTTCCTGAAAACGCAACGTGAATGGAGGGATGATGCAACTGAAGCATGACACATTTTGCTATGGCGACGAGCAGGTCGTACTGCGAGAGCTAACGGCTTTACAGCATGTGGAATACCTGCGTTATGCGGCGGCACACCCGCCGCCTGATGCGGATGCGGGCCTTAGCGGTATGGCCTATCTGGCGGAGATGAACAACCTCAACTGTCAGATCAACGCGTTGTTAGTGGCGATGTCGTTGGCGAGTAACGCCCCCACGCAGACGGCAGAGGAGCGGGCCGAAAGCCAGCAGCAACTGATGGCGACTTGGCCCGCCCAATTGTTGGCGGAGGCGGCTCAACGGGTATTGGCGTTGAGTCAACTGTTGGACGAGGGGCCGCCAGAAGAAGCGTCTGAGCGATCCGATGCCGCAAAGCCCTAGCGGCGGAGATGGCGTTCATCCTGCGTCTGGCGCGTGAGTTTCACCGGACTGACTGGTGCGCCATGTTGGCCGGCATGAGTTGCAGTGAGCTGCGCGCCTGGGCGGTGTTCTACCGCGAACATCTCTTCGCCGATACCCAGCTCGATCTGGAGTTCGCCGCCCTGCAATGCACGCTGGTTCGGCTGGTGGATGCCAAGGCCCGGCCCGCACTCACCGACTTTACGCTATTGATGCACGCCACCGCACCGCCGGAGAAAGACGACGCCCAGCTGATGCAGTTGGCGAGTGGCCTTATGGGGAGGGAACGGTATGTCCCAGATCAGCCAACTTGAAGTCCGACTGGATGCGGACACGGTGCAGTTCCAGGAGGGGTTAGCCCGAGCCCGTGCCGAATTGGGCCTCATCGGGCAGGCCAGTCGAGAGGCGGCGCAGCAGACCCAGTCGGCATTCGACTCATTATCTCGGGCCGAGCAGATAGCCCTCAACCGTCTGAAGTCAGCCATCGATCCCACGACCCGGGCACTGACACAGTTAGAGCGTCAGCAACGCCAGCTTCAAGCACAATTTGCGGCTGGGAACCTGACCCAAGCCGAATATGCCCGTTATATGCAGGTGCTCGACCGTAACCTGCAAGGGGTGATCAGTCGTGAGCGTCTATTGAAAACCGCCTCGACGGGGTGTACCGAGGCGCTACAACGTCAGCAAAAAATGGTGCAGCGCCTCAATATCAGCCACGGCCAATATCAAATGGCGCTCCGCCTGCTACCGATGCAGATGACCGACGTGGTGACCCAGCTTGCCAGCGGCCAGAACCCGTTACTGATCCTGATCCAGCAGGGTGGCCAGGTTCGGGATTCGTTCGGTGGGATCCGTAATATCTTTATTGCCTTGAGCCAGGTGATCTCCCCGCTGAGCCTGTTGCTGGTCGGTCTGGCGGGGGCCGGTGGCGCGTGGGCCTATGCCCTGTATCAGGCCGATCAGGAGCAGCGCCAGTTTCAGCGAGGGCTAATCTTGACTGGCCACTATGCCGGCCTGACGACGTCGCAGCTACAACGTCTAGCTCAGAGCCTGGCAGGTGACGGTGTCACGCGTCACGGCATGGCCGATTCCCTGGCGCAGGTGGTGAGCAGTGGTGCCTTTTCCGATGTACAGGTTGCGCGTGTCGCTCGCGCCGCCGCCCAGATGGAGCAGGCCGTCGGGCAATCGGTCGAGGAGACCATCAGCCAGTTCACACGACTACAGCAGGAGCCGCTGAGCGCGGTGCAAGCGCTGGATGAGGCCTTACACTTCCTGAGCGCTGCCACCCTACAGCAGATCGCCACGCTGGAAGAGCAAGGGCGGCGCAGTGACGCCGCGCGTCTCGCCATCGATGCCTATGCCTCCGCGCTAAATGAGCGAGCGCATGCAATCCGGGACGACTTAGGCTACCTGGAGGCGGCTTGGCATGCCGTTTCGGATACGGCTGCCGCCGCCTGGGAGTCGATGCTAAACCTGGGGCGTGAGCAGACATTAGAGGCGCGGATTGCAGCGTTAGCGCAGCAGATCCAGGCTGGAGGGCGCCAATTCGGCGCGGTGTTCGTTCCGGCCAATCAGCAAGATCATGCCCAGTTGGCTCGCCTACGGGAAGAGAAGTACCAGCGCGATGTCGCTGCCGCCCGGGATAAGGCTGAACGGCAGGAGCAGGAGCGGCAGAAGCGCCAGTTAGCCGCCAACCGCCATTGGCAGGCGCTCTACGAAAGTGAGGAGCAACAACATCAGCGCCGCCTCGAGGCGATCCGTAACAGCGCCGCCAGCGAAGCAGTTAAGCAGGCGGCATTGGCGGAGGAGCGTCGTCGCTACCAAAGCCGCCAGGATCGTCGCCATGCGCCCCGGGAGGACGAGGGGCAACGTCTGTTAGCTCAGTACCGTCAGCGCCAAGCCCAACTCGATGCCGAGCTGGCGACGGCACGTCAGGCTAATGGCAGTCAGTTGCTCGATGCCGAACGGCAGCGGCTGCAACTGCAGCAACGCCTCAGCGATATGCAGGGGCGTCAACTGAGCGATAACGACAAGAGCCTGCTGGCCAATCGACAACAGCTGGAGCTTCTCTTGGCGCAAAACATGGCGCGGGAGACGGCCTTGGCGCGCCAACAGGCATTAAATGCCCTGCAACGGAAGGGAGATCAGCTGGCCCAACAAGCCAGCCAAGAGATGGAGAGGGCGCGTTACCAGCAAGAGAGCCTGCTGGCCGGCACACAACTGGGTAATCAGGCGCGTCAGCGTTTACAGCAGGCCTTGGCCCTACGCCAATACTACCAAACACGCCTGGATCAACTGGAGCGGGATAGCCGCGCCAAGGGGACCCAGGAGAGCGACGCCTATCGCCAGGTTACCGCGGCGTTACGGGATAACTTGGCGCAACGTCTGGCGTTGTTAGAGCGCTACCACGCTCAGGTAGATGCACAGGAGAGCAACTGGCAGTTGGGCGCGATCCGGGCGCTGAATAATGTGGCGGAGCAGGGGGAGCAGGTGGCGACGCTGACCGAGGGGGTCTTTACCCGGGCCTTCGATGGCATGGGCGACGCGCTGGCGCACTTCGCCCTGACGGGCAAGCTGGAGTTTCGCAGCTTCGCCGCCTCGGTGCTGAGCGATTTGGCCAAGATGGAGCTGCGCATCGCCGCCTCCAAAACCTTGGGGTTGCTGTTGAACTTTGGTCGCAGCCTGTTAGGGGGCAGCAATGAGGGATACGGCGCTAATGCTTTTGACAACGGCATGTACAACCATCTTCGTTTCAATGCCCTCGGTGGCGTCTACCGTACCCCCAGTCTCCATCGCTACAGTGGCACGGTAGTCAGTCATCCCACCGTCTTCGCCTTTGCGCAGGGCGCCGGGATCATGGGGGAAGCGGGGGCGGAGGCGATCTTACCGCTGCGCCGAGCCGCGGACGGTAAGCTAGGTGTCGTCGCCAGCGGTGTAGTCCGAGAGAGCAACTTCTCCCCGGTCTACAACATCACGATCAACAACGATGGTCAGCGGGGAGAGATTGGCCCACAGGCCTTGGCCGCCATCTACGAGGTGAGCCGGCGCAGCGTGGCGGACTACTTGGCGACGCAACGGCGTGACGGCGGCTTACTGGGAGAACCCTGATGGAAACCTTTCGCTGGCCAATCCGCCCCGATCTGGTGATCGTGTCGCAGCCGCGGGTCAGCCGAATCCGGTTCGGCGATGGCTACGAGCAGCGTCGTCCGGACGGTTTGAATGCCGATCTTAAGATCTACAGCGTGACCTTAGTGGCATCCCTCGCCGAGGGGGCGCAGCTGGAGGCGTTCTTCGCCCGTCATGGTGGCGTCGACGCGTTTCGTTGGACACCGCCGTACGGTTACCGTCCGATCAACGTGCTCTGCCGCCAATGGCGGTCGGTTCGTCACGCGCGCAAGATAACCTTTACCGCTGACTTTGAACAGGTGGTCGCATGATACCGTCATCGATGCAACAGGAGGCGAGTCGCCTGAGCCAATCCGCTCGCCTGGATGTGTGGGAGGTCGATCTGACCGCCATCGGCGGCGAGCGTCATTTTTTCACCAACCAGCACAATGAAAAGGGGCAAGACATCGTCTGGCAGGGACGGACGTATATCGCCTATCCCGTCACCGGTAGCGGCTTTACCTTCAATGGTCGCGGGCCGGCTAACCGTCCCGAACTGCACCTCTCCAATCTCTTTGGTCTGCTTACTGCTATGGTCGAGGATTACGACGGGCTGGTGGGTGGCCGCGTGATACGCCGTACCCTCTATGCCTGCTTTTTGGATGCGGTGAACTTCTATCAGGGCAATCCCGAGGCTGATCCGGAGCAGGAACAGGTACAACACTACCGGATCGAGCAGGTGGTAAATGTCACGCGAGATAGCGTGCGAGTGGTGTTATCCGCACCGACGGAAAGTGACGGCGCCCTTTGCCCTGGGCGCATCATGCTGGCCGACGTTTGCGCGTGGATCTACCGCAGCGAAGAGTGCGGCTACCTGGGGCCCCCCGTGGCGGATGCCCTCGACCGCCCCACTCAAGATCCCGCCGCCGACCAATGCAGTAAGACACGCCGTGCCTGTGAGTTACGGCACAACATCGACAGTTATGGCGGCTTTCTTTCCATCAATAAACTGACCCAATAGGTATCGCCATGCTTGATGACGACATTCTGGCGCATGCGGCACGCATGGCGCCGGCGGAGTCCTGCGGCTTTGTGATACGAACGCCAATGGGCGAACGCTACCTACCATGCAAAAACCGCTCACTGGAGCCGAGGCGCTATTTTCGCATGACCCCACAGGATTACCTCCAAGCCTGTGCACGCGGTGAGCTGGTCGCCCTGGTTCATAGCCACCCACATGGCGATCCTTATCTCAGCGCCGCCGATCGGCGGCTTCAGATCGCCAGTGCCTTACCTTGGTGGCTGGTCTGCGAGGGGCGTATCGCCCGTTATCGGCCTGTTCCATTACTACTGGGACGCCCCTTCGTGCATGGCCATGCCGACTGTTATGCCTTGCTGCGCGACGCCTATCACCTTGCAGGGATCGCGTTGCCGGCCATGCACTACGACGCTGACTGGCACCAACAGGGCGCCGATCTTTACCTGCAAGAGCTGCCCCGTAACGGGTTCTCCCGAATCCCACTGGCGGCGGCCCAGGCGGGCGATGTGTTGCTGTGCTGCTTTGGCTGTTCGGTAGCGAACCATGCCGCCATTTACTGTGACGACGGGCAGTTACTGCACCATCTCCCCAACCAACTCAGCAAACGGGAAGGATATAGCGAACGATGGCAACGACAGACTCACTCCCTCTGGCGCCACCACGCCTGGCACGCATCTGCCTTTACGGCGATCTGCAACGATTTGGCCGCCGCCACGCTCTGTTAGCCGCCACGGCAGCGGAGGCGGTTTATGCCTTGGCTAGCCAATTACCGGCGCTACGCCGCCAACTGTTACAGGGATGGTATCAAGTCCGTCTCGCTGGCGAAGACATGACGACGGAGACCTTGGCGCAGCGCCTGCACGAGCCGCTGCCCGATCAGGCGGTGATCCACATCGTCCCACGCCCAGCCGGCGCCAAAAGCGGCTTTATCCAAACTATCCTGGGCGCGGCGTTTGTCGCCTTTGCCGCCTGGAACCCGCTGGGGTGGTCTAGCGCAGTGATCGGCGGCCTTGTCGCCAGTGGCGGCGGACTAGCGTTGAGCGGCGTTGCCATGATGCTGACGCCGATGCCCAAGACACCAAGCCTGCAGCGTGCGGATAACGGCAAACCCAACACCTACTTCTCCAGCCTGGATAACCTGGTCGCCCAAGGGAATCCGGTGCCGGTGGTCTACGGCGAGATCATGGTGGGGTCACGGGTCATCTCACAGGAGGTGAGCGTGTGGGATGAGCAAGGCGACGTCATCGTCGTCGGCATGCGCTAACGACAGAGGAATGGCATATGGGTAAGGGCAGGGCTAAACAACATACCCCCTATGAGGCACCGGATAGCCTGAAATCGACGCAGAGGCTCAGCATCATCGATGCGATTAGTGAGGGGCCGATAGAGGGCCCCGTCGCAGGATTAGCCAGCGTTTACCTCAACGATACGCCTGCCATCGATGATGAGGGTAACAGCAACATCAATGGCCTGACGGTGATCTACAACGCCGGTACTCAAGAGCAGGCTGCATTAGAGGGATTCGAAGCATCGGGTGCGGAGACGATCATTGGATCTGAGGTAAAGGCCACCACCCCGATCACGCGTACCATCACGTCAGCCAACATAGACCGTTTACGCCTGACGCTCGGTGTGGTCGCGTTACAGTCGGTCAGCGACGAAGGCGATCGCGATATCAGCAGCGTCACCCTACGGATCCAGCTGCAACGCGACGGCCATTGGCAGGACACCAGTGAGCTGACCCTCCGCGGCAAGACGACCAGCCAGTTTCTGACCTCCGTGGTGCTAGACGATCTACCGCCGCGCCCCTTTGGTGTCCGGGTGGTGCGTGTCACCCCGGATAGCACCAGCGATCAGCTGCAAAACCGTACCCTATGGTCGAGTTATACCGAGATCATCGATATTCGCCAACGCTACCCCAACACGGCCGTCGTAGGGCTATTGGTCAACAGCGAGCAGTTCGGGAGCCAACAGGTGCGCCGTACTTACTTGGTGCGCGGGCGCATCATTCAGGTTCCGGCCAACTACGATCCGCACACCCACCATTATGAGGGGCTCTGGCAGGGTGACTTCAAGGCGGCCTGGAGCAACAACCCCGCCTGGGTTCTGTATGATCTTCTGACCCATCCCCGCTATGGCCTGGGACGGCGTGTCGGCGCTCTCAGCGTGGATAAATGGGCGCTGTATGCCATCGCCCGCTACTGCGATCAACCTGTACCCGATGGCTACGGCGGTAGCGAACCGCGTATGACGTGCAACGCCAGCCTGAGCGAACAGCGCAAGGCTTACGATGTGATCAACGACCTCTGCTCCATCATGCGGTGTATGCCGGTCTGGAACGGTCAGACGCTTACCTTCGTGCAGGATCGCCCGTCCGACACGGTCTGGTCTTATAGCAACGCCAATGTGGTTGAGGGGCGTTTCAATTACACCTTCAGCGCATTGAAGGCCCGCCATAGCGCCGCCGAGATCCGCTTCGTCGATCCCGACAACGGTTGGCGTGTTTCGACCGAATATGTGGCGGATGAGGGGATGATTGCCCGCTATGGACTGAACGTCCTCAAATTGGACGCGTTCGGCTGCACCTGCCGAGGCCAGGCTTACCGCATGGGGCTTTGGGCGCTGACCAGTGAAAAACTGGAAACCCAGATGGTGACCTTTAGCCTGGGGATGGAGGGGATCCGCCATCTCCCCGGCGATATCATCGAAATTTGCGACAACGACTATGCCGGTATTGCGCTTGGGGGGCGCTTGCTGGAGGTCGGCGAGGGATGGGTTCGCCTCGACCGTCCGGTTAACGTGGAGACGTTCACGCAGTTGCTGGTGGCGGACCGACAGGGGGGGCAAGTCAGCGTAGCCATTCATGGCCAACCGGCTCCGGACCAGCTACATGTTTCCGCTCTGCCTCCCGGATGCGTCGCGTTCGACTGTTGGAGTCTCCGTCAGGCGTCGTTACGTCCACGCCTGTTCCGCTGCTTGGAGATCGTGGAGAACGGCGATGGCAGCTATGGCGTGACGGCACTGCAACATGTACCGGAGAAGGAATCGATAGTCGATAACGGGGCTCATTTCGATCCCAAGCCGCCCACCATCTACGGCATCGTGCCGCCGGCGGTGCAACATCTGACGGTGGAGATTAGCGAAGCGGGCGGCCAATATCAGGCCTGGGTACGCTGGGATACCCCACGAATGGTTAACGGCATCCGTTTTCTCCTGCAACTGAAGATCCAGGATGGGGAGGTGCAGCGCTTAGTCGGTAACTACACTACAAGCGCCTGCGAATACCGCCTCTACGGGCTGACGTTGGGTCATTACCAGCTCAGTGTGCGTTCGGTCAGTGTCAGTGGGCTACGAGGCGACCCGACCGAGATCCGCTTTGTCATTGCGGCGCCAGAAGCGCCGATCGAAGTGGTCATTACGCCGGGCTATTTTCAGTTCACCGTAACGCCACGCCAGACCCTGTTTAATCCTGAGACACAATTCGAATTCTGGTTCAGCCCCCGGCGTCTGCACGATCTCGATCAGGTCGTCACCCAGGCGAGTTATCTGGGGAGTGGGCGCTTTTGGGTGGTCTCCGGCGCGATGATCCGCCCAGGGGAGGATTACTACCTGTACGTTCGTAGTGTTAATACCGTTGGCAAATCAGCCTTCGTCGAGGCTGTCGGCCAGGCCAGTAACGATGCTGCCGGTTATCTGGACTTCTTTGCCGGACAGATCGGCCGCACACATCTGGCTCAGGCGCTCAGGGAGCAGATCGATCTAGGGGCTGAAAGCAGCGGTCAAATCGAGGAAATCAACCAAAGCTGGCAGGACTTGCAGGGTAGACTCAACACCCTGTGGGGCGTACGGGTACAGCAGTTACAGGATGGCCGTCACTATATCGCCGGCTTGGGTGTCGGCATCGAGAATGACGCTCAGGGGGAGGTGCAGAGTCAAATCCTGTTGTTAGCCGATCGTTTGGTGATGCTCGACCCGGATAACGGTGCTACGACGCCGCTATTCGTCGTGCAAGAAGGCCAGATGTGGCTGAACGAGCTGCTGCTTAAGCGGCTGATCGCCGCCTCCATTATCTCATCGGGGAATCCTCCTACCTTCGTCCTCACCCCGGAGGGGGCGCTGTTTGCGCGCCAGGTGGATATCAGTGGCCATGTCAATGCCACCAGTGGCCGTCTTAGCCATGTCACCATCGATGAGAGCTGCGATGTGAAGGAGATCCGCGCCGAAACCATCAAGGGCGATATCGTCAAGGTCATCACGCTGAGGCTGGGCACGCCGTTGCAGATCAGTGCCGCCCCCTTCGATCGCCTACTGTTTGCCATGCCGGTCGCAGCCCACGGTACGACCTCGACCAATACCACCAGCTCAGGGAAGGATGGGCGGGATATCAGCAGTACTAGCTACTCTGGGACACGGATAGGTATCAACATCAATGGCCGAGAGGTGGTGGTCGCTAACCAACTTGGCTCAGGGGTCGATGTGGGGACAGCTATCGAGCCCATCCCTGCCGCAACGAATATTACGCTGGAGTTGTGGGTTGAAAAGGGAAATAGCAACCATATGCGGCGTTATACCGATGACCAGACTATCTCAATGACGCTCAACTGCCTGCTGTACAAGGCCTAAATTGCGACGATGTACACGAGGGATACCATGACGGTGACGATTTCCGGCAATCTAAAGGATGGGACGGGACAACCGATCGCCCATGCTGAACTGACGCTATTAGCGACGCATACCACTCAGGAGGTGCTGGCGCATACGCATGCCACGGTGATCACCTCCGCTCAGGGAGCCTACTCTATGGCGGTACTCCCGGGGCGTTATGACATCACCCTCTCAGTCGAAAACTATCCACCGCAAAAAGTCGGGACCATCAATGTGAGCGAGGACGCCAAGGAGGGTTCGTTAAATGATTTTTTGGTGATGCTGACGGAGGAAGATCTTCGCCCGCACGTGGTCCGCCGCTTTGAGGAGATGGTCTCACAGGTCAGCGCACAGCAACGCAGCATCCTTGACCAGCAGCGGCACACAGCGCAGATCCATAGCCAAGTGGAGAGTACCGCTGAGCAGATCGAGCAACAGGCACAGCAGGTGGCCACCTTGGCGCGTGCGGCTCAGACCAGCCAACAACAGGCTGAGCGTGCGCAAGGAACGGCTACGCGCGGTGCACAAACGGCGCAACGAAGTCAACGTGGCGCTGTCGCTGCCGAAAACGCCGCCGCGCAAAGTGCTCAGTCGGCAGCGCGTAGCCAGCAGGAGGCCTTAGCCGCGAAAACGGCGACAGAGCAGCTCCTCCAGCAGACACAGCTCAGTGCGCAGGATGCTGAGGTGAGTCAACGGGCGGCAGTCTCCTCTGCAGAGGACGCACGGCACAGCGCTCAGGCCGCCGCACAGGCGGCGGAGCAGGCGGCCAGCCAGACGGTGACGCAGCTAACCGAGGCGGTCAGGGATGAGCGGGAACAGGTGGCAGATCTACGCCGTCAGGTGGAGGAGGCCGCCGAGCGGGGCGAGCAACAGGCACGGCAGGCCACGGCGCAAGCCAATGCGGCGCACGCCAGCCAACAAGCGGCCAGTGCGGCAGCGAGTGCCGCCGAACAATCCGCACATCAAGCGCAGGGTAGCCAGCAGGAGGCAGCCACCTCGGCGGCGCAGTCTCAGCGCAGTGCGCAAACGGCGCAGTATAGCCAGCGGAGCATGGCGGTTGCTGCGGATAAAATCGTCAAAAGCGCTCAGACTCTGCACAGTGACCAGCAGCATCTCAACAACTTGAGGAAGGATGTCGAATATTGGCAGGATAATGCTAGGGTTTGGGCGGATGACGCTAAAAAGTACGCTGGCCAGGCCGCAGGGAGTGAATTTGACGCGAGATCCTCTTTGTTCGAGACAAGAGATCTCCGCGAAAACATCTTAGAGATTGCAGCGGAGATAGACGAGAGTGTGCGGCAGGCAGAGGCTGCCGCGTCACAGGCAGCTGAATGGGCCGCTAGCGAGGCGGCGACCCTGGCAGCAGAGCGCGCCGCCGCACAAGCCAGTGAGCAGGCTGCGGCCCAGTTGACGCAGATTTTCAGCGATGACCTTGCGCAAACGCAACAGCATCAACAGGCGGCTGCCGCCTCAGAGGCTGCGGCACAGCGTGCAGTGAAGAGCGCTGAGGAAATACTAGAGCAGGAACACGCGCGGACAAATGCTGTGTTACAGCAGGCGAACGAGGCCGCTGAAAATGCAGAGCAGTATGCGCATCAGGCTGAAATATCGCTAGAGGGAGCACGCGAAGCGGCTGAAAATGCGCAAGATTCAGCCTTACTTGCCCAGTCTGCCAAACAAGATACTGCCCAGTATGTCGCGGAGGTACAGGCGCATACGCGTCAGGTGGTCTTATCGGCGCAACAAGTTAAGGATGACACCGATACCAGTGTGCAGCTGGCAGAGGAAGTGGCTCAATTAGCGCAGACCACCCGATCTCTGGTGGTGAAAGGCCAGGAGCACGTTGAACGCATCGAGCGAGAGCTTCAGCTAAATGAGGATAAGGCACCGCTAGCGAGTCCGGCTTTTACCGGGCATCCCACGGCGCCGACGCCGGATAAGTCGGCTGCCGGACAAGAGATTGCGACCGCGGCCTTTGTGTTGGCGCAGATAGCGCAGTTGATTAACGCTTCTCCGACGGCGCTGGATACCTTACAGGAGCTGGCCGCAGCGCTCGGTAACGATCCCAATTTTTCGTCAACGGTGATGACGATGATTGGCCAGAAGCTGGATAAGGCGCAAAACGGGGCTGATATTCCGGATAAGGCCCGTTTTCTGGAGAATATTGGTATCGTTGAGGCGACGACCTCGCGCAAAGGCATCGTGCAGTTGAGCGACAGCGTCAACAGCTTCAGTTCCACCCAGGCAGCCACCCCATGGGCGGTAACGCGGGCGTATGACGCAGCCACCCGTGCCGCTAGTACCAACCAGGCCGGACGGGTGCAGCTCAACGACAGTATCAGCAGCAACAGCACCACCCAGGCAGCGACGGCCAATGCGGTGAAGCTCGCCTATGACGAGGCCACCCGTGCCGCTAGTACCAACCAGGCCGGACGGGTTCGGCTTAACGACAGTATCAGCAGCACCAGCACCACCCAGGCAGCGACGGCCAATGCGGTGAAGCTCGCCTATGACGAGGCCACCCGTGCCGCTAGTACCAACCAGGCCGGACGGGTGCAGCTCAACGACAGTATCAGCAGCAACAGCACCACCCAGGCAGCAACGCCCAACTCGGTGAAGCTCGCCTATGACAGAGCCTCTGAAGCTCTCCCTGTAGGCACACCCTGTCCCTGGCCCAGCCTCAACATCCCATCAGGTTGGATCAAGTGCGCAGGGCAATCATTTTCAACATCGTCATATCCCGATCTGGCCAGGGCATATCCCAATGGCAGATTGCCTGATTTGCGTGGGGAATTTATCCGGGGATATGACGATGGTCGGGGTGTTGACAGTGGGCGCAGTATATTAACAGCACAAGGCGATGCAATTCGAAATATCACAGGTACTGTGACGGGCATATCTGAAACATTCAGCTATTCCGGCTCGGGCTCGGGGGTATTTCAACGGACATCGTCAGGTCCCGGTGCGGATGGTACACCGAGATCTGTTGACTGGTCGAATGCGGGAACGTTGGATTTTGATGTATCACGAGTCGTACCAACGGCGAATGAGAACCGCCCACGTAACGTCGCCTTTCTCTATATCGTGAGGGCTGCATAATATGGAATATCAACTTACACCATCTCAGGCTGAATTCAACAAAAAGCGGTTAGCTAAAACAGCTGGCTGGGTGCTGCTATACCATGCCAATGAAACTACTCGCGAATACTGCGGCGCCAGCTATGACTATGTGATGGAGGGGGTCGGTATCCCCGCCTATAGCTACCTGGATGCTCCAACTCAACCGGAAGCTGGGCTTGCCTTAGTTCGCTCGCCAGATGGCCAGCGCTGGGAGGGCGTAGCCGATCACCGAGGTGAGGTGGTCTGGGACACCGAGAGCCGCCAACCCAGTACGATTCAAGTATTGGGTGAGATCCCTCCGCGCTTTACTACGCAGGCCCCCACATCCCCCTTTGATGTTTGGACGGGAGAGATGTGGGTAAAGGATAAGCAGGCCGAGCAACTCGCGCAGCTGGAACAGGATCAACAGCACAAAGCGCGCCTGTTGGAGCAGGCTTCGCAGCGTATTCAGTTATTGACGGACAAACTCGAACTGAATGAGACGCAAGATAGCACTACGCTAAGTCAACGCCTGAATGACTGGCGAAGATACCGGTTACAAGTGGATGACATCATCCCGACGGGAGAGGCACTCATCTGGCCCGCGCCGCCTGAATAAGGGGGCGATGCGCGGCTGCTTGTACCATAACTCACACAACCGCCAGCAGGTGCGGACCTTCGGTAGCTCGCCTCCAGTATCTCTAACGCGCTTGCTCTGCCATGAAATCGCCCCCCACAGCAACACATATAACCCTAGAGCATGCCCCCTGTTGTAACCGACAACAGTGGGGTAATGCTCGACAACACACGACAACACACGACAACGCGTTGGAGTAGCTCATATCGAGGGGAGAGGTAGTTTCATCTAGTTACAAATAAACCGCTGCTCAGGGGGGAGAAAGGAGGGCTACGCAGCGTCTTCTTCTGCCTATCATGCCCAGGAGGCGGTGAGCGGGCTGTGCAGCTGAGGGGCGATACTCGGCCAAATGGACTATTATCACTTGATGGAATTTTTCAGAATATTCTTGTGTGTTCAAGATATTAGCCGGAGGGTGGCTAGTGTAGGATAGGGCGGAAATGAGAATGTGCAGGCGATCGAAAAATCTGCAACTGATTGATTTTGAAGTGGATAAAAAAAGACCTGACACGATTCCTGTATCAGGTCTAGGGGAATGGCTCTTGTGGAGAGCCGTGCGCTAAAAGTTGGCATTATGCAGGCATGGATCGCCTTGCCTATTAATCGTAGTGCATCTGTGGCGTTTTGCCAGTGAGGCCCAGTCGGATGAGTTGGGGGAGGTAGCACGTCGGGTTAGGGGATCGACGATATCGGGAGGGTCGATGGCCGTCGGAGCCGATGGTGCCGTGGGGTCGTTTCGACAAAGTCGGTGAGATAAAGTCCCTAGAGTGAGGGCGGTTAATGGCGCTTTGCTATAATCGTCTAGGATCACGCAGAGGGGGTTGTTGTGTGGAATGTTCGCCACTGTTTCATCATACACATGCCATAAGTGGGGTAAGACTGGGGGCGATATGAGTCAGGAAAGGGTAAAAAAAGTTATTGCTAAAAAATTACTCATTGCGTTTGTCTCTGGATTCGGTGTATTCGTTATCTTGATGCTTTGCTTGCTTATTTTTTCGATTAAGGCGCTGTATAAAGACACAAATCTCAAGGTCGATTTCGCCCGCCAACATATCGATGGTATCCTGGGTCATGCCAAAACGGCGGCGCAATCGACCAGTCATTTGTTGGGACGCACTTGCTCTGAGTCGGTGATGAATGCGTTGATTCATCAAGTGACCTTAACGCCGAATGTCCGCTCCCTCGAGTTATTCTCAAAGGCGGGAGGTTACTGTACTTCATTGTATAAAGAGGTGTCGGGAGTCGAGCGTAAAAAAATAGAACAGGTCAATGGCCTCTATCTCTTGGCCGGGGATGCGGCGACCCCTTCGCTACCGGTGTTATTCTATAGCTATAAGACGGCGCAAGGCACGGTACTAGTGGGGGTGGATGGCTATTTCATCGCTAATACGCTACGTGTGATCAATACCTTTCCTCGCGTCTACTTTGGGGTGAGTGGTGAGATTTTATCGGCTGAGGGGCGAGTGACCCCTAAGTTTTCGCGGATGCCGCAGGGCTATCATGTTATCACCTCTGATTACGGCTACACGATAATTTATATTATTACCAAGCGCACCATATTAACCAACCTGATAGATAACTACTTGCTGGGGATATATTTAAGCCTACTGCTTGGGCTATTCGCCATGCTAGCGGTATTTCTACGTTTGAATCGACCCTTATCGATTACCGAGTTAATTCGTAACGGTATTAAAAATAACGAGTTTGTCCCTTATATTCAGCCGATCGTTGATCTGAAAACCAACAGCGTCACCGGCGGTGAAATTTTAATCCGCTGGCTCCGTCCAGGGATCGGCATGATTCCGCCGAATCAATTTATCCCGGCGGCAGAGGACTCTGGATTGATCGTGCCGATGACCCGGCAGTTGATCTTGGATACGCGGGAGGCATTACGTGGCAGAGTGTCGAAGCGGATACATATCGGTTTTAATATTAGCCAGAAATATCTTCAGCATCAGAGCATCGTCGCAGACTGTGACCATTTCTTACAGGCATTCGATACGCGCCAGTTAGAACTCACGCTAGAGTTGGTTGAACGCGATGAGTTTGCCTCGAAGAGTGAGGTCAAGGAGAACTTCGAGCGCTTGAAGGGGTTGGGCGTGACCTTTGCCCTCGACGACTTCGGTACCGGTTATTCGACCTATTCTTATCTGCAAAAATTTCATGTCGATTATATTAAGATCGATAAGAGTTTTATTCAGATGATCGGCCTGGATGAAATCTCCAGCCATATTGTGAACAACGTTATCGAGTTGGCGGGGAGCCTACATTTAAAGATTATCGCCGAGGGGGTCGAGACGGAGCAGCAAGAAGCCTATCTGAAGGCGCACGATGTGCTGTACTTGCAGGGGTATCGTTATAGCCAGCCGATTCCCTTACAGGCGTTTATCCGGCGTTATCTCTAA